TGATTACCTAATTAATACACTAGAAGGAGAATAAGTACTAAAGACATCAGTTAAAGCTGGATCACCTCTTAATAGATTATGGTCAGCATTACTTAAATCAGTTTCCATTAAGATTGATCTTGCTCTTACTTCATCTTGTTGTGTAAAGGTTCTTAATCCTTCATCACCTACAAGCCTATCAACAAAAATTCTTGCAGCTTTTATATTGATATATCTTCTAGCAGGTTCTGGTATCTCATTAAAAGTTCTAAAGTAAACAACTGTGCATTTTAAATTTTCAGTAAAGGTGTATCTATGATTTTTTCTGTCATAGAGTTTTGTACCAATTTGAATAGCATCAATATCTGCATGATCATAAACATTAGGATCAACTCTTAAAACGTTAGAAGCTAATGAAACTTGATCATCTCCATCTCTAGTAAGTTCAACATTAATTTCTGTATTAAAAGACCATCCTTCTGATTGAACTTCTTTATTTACTTCATTTAAAGTACTTTGTGCTAGGCGAACATCAACAGGAACAGTACCTGTAAGGCTATTAATAGGAGCTTCACCAATAGCAGCAAGCATAA